AATTCATATAACTTTTTGCCGTCTATATCTTGAGAATAAGTGTTCATTATTTCACGAACATTGTTAGCAAGGTTTCCACGCCAAGTTTTTATTTTTTTCAACAAATTGATAAATTTGGTAACTTCTGGAGCAAGTTCAACATCTGCAGATTTATATTTTTCAAGTGCCTTGACTCTATCAACAGTTTCAAACAAATTATTTATTGCTTTATTTCTTTCTTTTGTGTCTCTCAACTGTTCTGTAAGTGAAGCAATTTTTCTTTGATATTTTTCAATAGTTTTAGAAAATTTAGTCTTATTCCCATACTTGTCAAACGCAAGAAGAACATCTCTAGCAATATCTTGTTTTAATTTCTTTAGCTCTTCAGCACTTGCTAGGTCTTTCATATATTGAGTAGATTGTTTTTTTAGAGCCGACTTAGCATTGTCGTATAAGTTCATTATTGCAAAGAACTGGTCTGCGTCGTTCCATATATCTTCACTAATTGAATAACCTTGCGACCTCAATTCAGCAACCACATCTCCAATATTAAGGCCTTTATTTCCATTTCGACCGTTCCACTCTCTAAAAATTACAGCTGCACCTTTGGTATCGTATTTGTATTTGATTTCGCCCTTAATCCCGGTTAAATCAATATTCTTTTTATACTGACTTATATCTTTAACTGTTTTTAGAGCGTCTTCATAAACACCATTGTCTGTTTCGTAGATATTTTCAGCAACAGCATTTTCAATTAGGAAGTTAGCAACATCTAAAGCTATTTTGCTTCGATAGCCTTCGTCTTTAGAGTTTAGTGCAATCCAAAGCTTGTCGACTATTTCGGATTTTTTAGCACCTTTTAAGCTTGTAAATATATAATTGTCTGTGTGTGCGTCTGCCAAAATATCATTTATAGCTTGTTCAGCTTCGGTTTTATTATAAACCTTCATACGAGAAGCTTTTGCAGATTCTTTTTTGATTTGTCCTTTAGATAAAACAAATTTAATGTCGTCTGGTAGATTTTTAATCAAAGAACTTCTTGTTGATGTTTGTTCGTCATACAACTCAACTTTTATGCCTTTATCTGTAAAGTATTTTATAATTTCTGGATTTGTGTCAACTGGAGCTACAACTTCGGCAACTTCGTCAAATTCTACAACCCTTTGAGGCTTTGCTTCAAAATAGTTTGTTGGATAGTCTTTGAGAGTGTTAAAGAACTCTTTAATTTCTTCAATTAGCTGTTGTGAAGGCTCTGCTTGATTGTAGTCCTTGAAAACATATTTTATAGCATAATCCGACCTAGAACTTGCAGCCATATCGTGAAGCATATCGGCAGCTATTGAATAATCGTCGTGAATTTTACTGCATAATGCGTCAAAAATATTGCTTGAAGCCTCTTTGAATTTTTGCATTTGCTCTTCCGGAAGAATTTTATCTTTGTAAGCTTTTATCTCTTGCAAAGAATCAAATTGTTTTGAGAGTAAACTTCTGATATTTCCAACTCCATAGTTATAACCTTCAGTGTCTTGAACAGTTCCGGTCATATAGTCAAGCAAGCTTTCAAGAGTTAATTCTTCGTGTAGTTGGTTAAAGCTTCTTTGGTTTCCATATCTATCGTAAAAATCTCTATTGTTTCTAAAGTAAGAGCCTTCGTCGTATTTTTTTAGAAAATCATAAACATAAGTATTTATTGATTTTTCTTTGCCTTTTGTAAGATTGTTTATTTTGTCTACGGTTGAGCGTTCGTCAATAACTTTTGTGCCTTTTAGCTCTAAGTATTTTTTTGCGTTGTAAATATAGCTGTCAACTTTATTAAAATACAAGTTGTCTTTAATAGTTTCGGCTCTATTTCTGTATGATTTTTTGATAGCTTCAAAAGAGCCTTCTTCAGCCATTTTAAGATATTCTTGTTTTAGAACTTCTGCAACATCTGGCAAAATCGTATCGTTTACATAGTCAAAGTCAACTTCTTGCTCATTTGTTATAACTTTAGAATATTTTTCTATGAGCATTTCATAAACTGCTCTATCGAGGCTGTCAACTTCATAAAGTTTATAAACTGGCTCAAATTCTATCCCAGAATCTTCTAAATATTGCAATTTAACATAGTCTTGACGACTAAAATAGTCAACAGTGTTCGCTAGAGAAGTGTTTTCAAGATACTGCTCAAGGGAAGAAGTAGACTCTATTCTTTGCAACTTCTTCATAGCTGGCTCAAATTTTTTATAAATTGCCTTGCTTGTATTTTCATTAAATTTTGTAACAACTTTAGGAAAACGCTTTGAATAAACATCTGAAGCAAATACTTTGTTTTCACTATTCTGTGGATTTATTGTATCGCTTTTGAAAATTAAGCTTATATCTCCAAAATTGTCGTGGCCTATTGAGTCTTTTGTAATCGCAATAGAAGGCACAACAAGGCCTCCAAGCTCAATAGATTTTAATAGTTTGCTTTCTGATAAGTTGTGAACTACAACAAGGTCTTTAATGTCTTTGTTTTTATTTATCACATAACGAATATCGTCGCTAATAGTTGGATTAAGATTTGTCGTCTCTTTTATTTGGTTGGAATGAAAAGCAACAAAAGTGTCAAAATCTTGTTTTACACCGTCATAACCCCAACCCTCGATAACATCACAAGCAGTTTTATAATAACCATATCTTTTATAAACAGCGTTCGCCAAATCAGCAAACGAATATCCGCCGTCAACTCTTATTCCGTTTTGTTTGGCTAATTCTATCTGCTCTGGAGGAATATGGTCTATTACATCTGCTATATAATCTCGAGACATATTGGTTAAATCCAAATAGCCACTAATGTTTAAGTATGCCTCTATCACTCTTCCTTTGTTACCTTGTCTACCAGCATAAGCTTCAGCGTTTTGTTTGTCGGCAGTAAAGTATAGGCCGCCCTCAATAATAGACCTTAGGCTTTTTGAATTATCAAAAACATTAAAATCTACATCTGTTCCGTGATACATAACAAGAAGGTTTCCGTTTTTATCCCTTACTTTAGAATCCTTAAAGTAATTTGTTTGCTGTGGAGAAAGAGGAGAGCCTTTACTATCTTTTTGTATGCCTTGAGTATATTTTAAGTCTCCAGATTTTATTTGTTTTGACTCTGCTTTAGGATTAAATGATTGATACATCTCGTCAATAGCAGCATTGACAGCGTCAACATCTGTAAAAGTCGCTTCGATTCTTTTTGAAACAATGTCTGCAACTATTTCTTCGTAAATTTTTTCGACATTTTCGCCATAAACTTCGCTATAAGTTTCAGCATATACTTCGCAAAGTTCGCTCCAGTCGTGAATATCTATGTTGTTAGTTATTGCGTCAGCAACCTTTTCGTATAACTCTGGCCTTACAGACTTGATATGGTGGACGCCTTCGTGTTCGCTTGCTTCTATAATTTCAGCTTCAGAAAGAGTAGAATCCGAACGCAAATACATAGTATTGTTTTTACTATCCATAAAACCGTCAAAGTTTGTTGCTTCTGATATATCAACATTTGGAGGTAACGCACTTCCGTCGTAAAATTCAAGATTTACATCTATCTTGCTTTTAACTTTTTTTGCAAGGTCTGTTTCAAATTTACTCCAGTCTTTATGGTCTATTTGGTTGATTTTGACTGTTCTGACTGTTTTCTCTTCTGTAGGAAGTATTCGTTTAACTTCTCTTTTGTTTTTGCTGTCTTTTCCTTGTCCGGATTCTCTTGACCTTTCTTGAACTCTTGTATCTTGCTTGCTGGAATCCTTACTTTTAATCCATTTTTCGCTGTTGTCTGAATGTAGACTTCTTCGTTCTGTGTCATTTTTAGAATCTCCTTTTTCTTTATTATACACATCTCTAACTTTACTGTCAAATTGCACGCCGAAAGACGCTTCAAGTGCTTTATTGTAAAGCTTTTCAGCCTTGCTCAAAAATTTAGCAACTTCGATTTGTTCTGCTGTGCCAGCAGAAAGTTTAGAGGCTTTATTTTTTATCCAGTTTGCAAGTTTTTTTACAAGACTAGGCTCTTGTGTTGCAAGCTTTGTTATTTGCTCTTGATTTGTAAAAATATTTTCGCTAGTAAATCTTGCAACAATTTCTTGAATAGTGCTTAATGAAGCAACATCTTGAATTTTACCTATTGCTTCTCTGGATAGTTTTTTCTCGCCTTTTTTAACTGCGTCATTTACGAGCTTTTCAGTATAAGCATTAACTGTTTTTTCGTAAAGTTCGTTTACATCGCCATACTTCTGTTTGAGAGTTTCATTGTCTGCTATTTCTTTAAGTATAAATTGAGCATATTTATTATAAGCTTTTGTTCCCTCAAGCGAGTGTGTCATTTCATATTCTACCATAACTTGTGGAGCATTTGCTTTTGTGCTGATATATAAAGTGCCGTCAACATAAGCACTATTAACAGCTTTGCCATTTGAATCCACGCCAAGATTTTCGTTTGTAAAAACTAGGTTGGAACGAATTTGTCCTTTGTTAAGTGCATTAAAGCTACGCTTTGCTTCAATCTGTGTAGCAGTTAAGGCTGTATTTGTTGGAGCATATAAAAGAGAAGACTCTTTTCCTTTTAACGCTGGAGAATAAGCCTCTTTATTATAAGTTGCAACCGTCTTTTTAGCGTTGTTTTGAGTTGTCGTGTTAGTTTGTTCAACAATACTGCCGTCTGCGTCAAATACGCCATTTAAGCCATATCTGTCTAACATATTCAAAAGCTTTTCTCTTGCTTGTGGTTTTGTCGATTTTAATTCAGTGCTTATGTTTTCATAAATTTGGTTTCTTATGTTTGTAATTTTCTCGTCTTGACTAAAATCATTTTTAGCCCACAAGTTTTCTTCTTTTTTAGAAAGCCCTTCGAGTTCGTTTATATTTTCTTGAATATTTGTGGCGTGTTTATGTATTCTTCCTAGAGTTTCTCCATAAACAATAGAAGTTGCAGCACCAACTAAAGCAGATTGTCCTATATCTTTTAAGTGTTCTGTTGTTAAGAAGTCTTCAAAAAAACCTTTATCTTTGTAAATGTTTCTCAATAATGGATTTACTAATTCTGATACAGCTTCTTCTGTACCTTCTTCCAAAGCCTCTTTTGCGACTCTTTTCCAGCCAGATTTAGCAACATTTTTACCTAAATCGTCTAAATAACCTTTACCAAACACATTTTGCTTGCCGCCACCGAACATCATTTCAGTTCCTACTTCAACGAGTCCACTTGCAACACCATAACCCAAACCACCCCAATAAGAAGCTCCGTCGTTATAAGCTTCTTCTGTTGAGTTACCAGCTGCACTTATTCCAAGTGTAGCCAAAGAAGCAGCTTGAGAAACAGCTGCCGAAGCACCAGCACCACCAGTTAAAACAGTTACGGCCACAGCCGGCAACATTTGTCCTACGCCACTAGCAACTTGCTCAAGCGTTTGTCCTAACCAGCCGTCATTTGTGTATGAGTATTTTGTTAATTCTTGTAAAGGTTGTCCTATGTTTGTGCCGACAAAGTCATAAGCAATATGGTCTTGAACGGATTTTTGGAAGTCGGAGCTGAAGATTCCTCCAACAGCTCCAACTATTCCAGCACCTAAATCATATATACCCTCGAGACCTTTCAATGCTCCAGTAACAACATTTGAAACAAGGTCTCCAACAGTAGAAAATGCACGCACGAAAAAGCTTGCATTTTCTCTATCCTTTTTTTCTTGTTCTGCCTTTAATTTAGCGATTGTTTCTGCTTCTTGTATTTTTCTTTGTTGTTCCTCGATAGCTTTCTGATAACTATGGAAAGCGTATCTATAATTTCTAGCATTTTTTAATTCTGTTGCCCTTTCTTTTCTTTGTTGAATTTGGTCTTTATTGTTAAAAGAAGTCGCTATATCCATTTTTACCTCACATTATTATCTTTTTGCCGAAGTATACCACTCGCCATTATAATATGTTAAATGTTTACCCTCATCGGCAAGTTTCTTAAATAATTGCTCATACAAGTCAACATAGAATTTGTTATTTTTCATTTTATCTGGCAAGCTTTTCATAATCGCTTTTCTTGCCAACTCTTCGTATGAGATTGTTGTTCCATTTTTCAAATCTTTTGAATATGGATTGTTTGTTCCTAAAAGTTCATTTGTAGCAATATACAAGTATTTCAATTCTTCAGAATCTTTAGACAACGCACTAGATTTAATCTGATAATCATTCCCATTAAAATTGAGATATTCTTTACCAGACAAAATATCTTCATTTTTCTTAGCAGAAATGTTATTCTCAACATCTTTATCTAATTCTTGTTGTTCTGGATTATTTTTGTAGAAGTTAATTTGTTGTTCTACCAAAAGTTGTTGTTCTGGACTTAATTTATCCTTCATAGATTGATAGAACGATTCCAGTTCTTCTGTAGTGTTAAATGAGCCACTTTCAATAGTAGCCATAACTTCACTATAAGCAGAATCTTGAGCAGATTTTTTCTTGTTATACTCGTCTTGCTCTCTTTGATAAGCTTGTTCCTCTTCATATTTCTTTTTGTTGTATTCGTCTTGTTGACGGTCATAAGCTTTTTGCTCGTCTTCACGCTCATATTTTTGATATTTATCAAGAATATTTTGCTCGTTGCTTGCTGCTTCAGAATCAATGTTTGTTTTATTATTGAAATAATTGTTAAGCAAGTTTGTTTTTTCAGTGTTTGCGTTTGCTTCAATACTTCCAAGATTATTCATATATTGAGAATCTGCTTGTAAGCCCACTGATTCAGAAACACCAAGATTGTTTAATCCGTTGTTTTTGTTTTGCAAGTTGAGATATTTAGACATTTTATCTCTTAAAATACTTGCTTCTTGACGCTGTCTTGCAGTTGACTCGTCAACAGATTGCATAGCAGAGTTGTGTTGCTTTTCCAAATTTTGCTTTTGAATATACGCTTGATAAAGGTTGTTTCCGGTTTCATAATCTTTGTCAGACATTCCTTCGGTTTTATTAAAACTTCCTTCTGTATAATCTTTACCAAATTGCTCTTTATACCAATTCAAAAATCTGTCGTCGCTTCCAGATGTGTTTTGTTGTGTAGGCACACTAGAGTCAGCAGCTGGAGCTTCTGTTACTTGTTGCTCTGGAGCAACATTTTTATTTTCCGGAGATATATTATTATTCTCTGGGGTAACATTTGGACTTGGTATGGTTTGAGTTGTCTTTGCTTGACTATTTAGCAGTTTACTATCTGTTGCTGTTGCAGCAGTTGTAGCGTCTGTATTTTTTGTTGTAGTGCTGTTCTTGCTTCTACCAAACCATTTATTAAAAAGCGAGCTAGCACTAGATAATTTTTCTTTCCATTTATCCCAAATTGACATCGTCTTTTCCTCCTATAGATTCCATTTGTTGTTTTGCTTCTTCTGGTGTAGCTAGTCCTTTATCACACTTGAAGCGTTGAATATAGTTTATTTGTTTTACTGTTCGCTTTCTTAAATCTTCGGAAGCAAAATAGTAAGACTGCACCCATTTAATCGAGCCAAACAATAAGAATAATGCGACTTGAATTAAAGCAGATATAAAATAAGCCCAACCAAAGATAAAACTAGGCACAAAGTAAGCGAATATAATACCCATAATAGCTTTGCTTATCAAGTCAGAGCGAGCCTCTTTCTTTTGATATTGCCTTCTATCCATACCAAAATTATGAGGGTCTTCAGTCCTAACTGTTGTAGCTGTAATTGCGTCGGTAGATAGAGGAGTTATCTTAACTCTTATAGCCTTGAGATAAGCCTTATGTTTAGCGTCTTGACGCCTATTAAAAGCTTTGTTCTTTTTCTTTTCAACTTTATATTTTTCAAAGTATTTTTCTTTGAATTGTTTTGCGTTTAATGTTTCAATAACATTTCCTTTGTCGTCTTTTCTGATATAAACAAGTTCTTCGTGAGGGAAGCTTAATTCTTTTGCAACTCCTTCAGAATCGAAACAATCGTCATACTTCAAACCCTCTCTGTTTAGAATTTGTTGTCTCATTTTCTTTAGAGCTTTAACATTTTCTTTGTCGCACCATTCGTCCATTTCGTTAATTTTACAATCAATTTCAGCAACGCATTTGGCGTGGAGTTGGTTTGTCTTCATAACTTCGTCTTTTCTATCGCCAGACAAAAGACCTTGCATTGAGAAAAGCCTACAAATCAAATAGCTGACAAAAAATATAACTGCACCTTGTCCGATAATTTCAATTATCGTCTTGCCAGAAGTTTCAATTTTAACTAATCCATAAGCTATATACGCCAAACACGCAAAAGCAATAATGAAATAGAGAAAATTGTTTTTTATAAAGGTCTTAAACTTATTCTTTTCCACTATGCACGCCCTCCTCCGATATATTCGTCAAACAATGTTTTCACTTCTTGTTTAACCTTGTCTGTTGTTGCGTCGGCTGTTTTATTTACAAGTATTGCTTCTTTTGTGGCCTTGATAGGTTTTTGGAATATACATAAATCCAACACTTCGCCGACAAGACAAAGGCCAGAAAGCCAGACAATATCTTGAATCAATGGGTATAAGAAGTAACACAAAACACATAAGACTGCGTATGTAACAACTCTTTTAGGCATTTTAAGTTTGCCTATAACTTTTAGTAGGAATAATACTATTGCTATAACTAATCCTACACTAATTTTTATGGTGTCGCTTGGTGTTTTTGCGTAATTACTCCAGTTTGCAAACACAAAAATCAACAATGGAGCGACAGAAACAACAAAGCTTCCTATCTCTAAAAAGATTAACCTAGTTTTAAGATTCGCTTTCTTCTTCATTTTCGCCTACCTTCGCAATCTCTTCAGCAAATCCATTTTCTACGAGTTCACTGGTATTGCAAAAACCAATTTTAACCATTTTGCTTGTGTTTTCAGCTGTTTTCTTAACACTTGCAAGCTCTTCTTTGAGATAAGCAACATCTTCTTCAAGCTTTTTATTTTTCTTCTTTAGATAAGCGTTTTCAGAGTTGCTTGCTTTAAGCTCTGCAGTTGCAGCTTTGATTTTTCCCAAGCTAACCATAATTGTTAGAAGTGCAGTCAAAATACTTGAGATATTTGCTGTTATGTAAGGCATAATCTTCTCTCTAAAGTAATTTGCTTCTTCGGTCTCCTCGTTAAGTGGAGTCTCTTCTTCAGTAGCCACAACTTCAGCTGCAGCAACAGTGCAATAGGAAACATCTTTTTTTGGAACAACCGTAAAACATAATGCTCCAAACATTAAGACCAACACGCTGGCCAACAAAAATTTTTTCATAATTCTTTTGCTCCTTTAATTTTTATTTTTTTATAGAACTCAACCTTCCTTTTGATTGAAACTTCTACCAAGTTTTTACAACCTTTCACATAATCTAGGCATATCTTAATAGGCTTGTCCGATTCTTCAATCCTTATTGCGATTAAATTCGGACAATTTGCGAAGGCTTTTTCGCCGATTCGTGTAACATCTTCTTCGATTGTTATATAATCCAAGCTCGCATTACCGGCAAATTGCAAGTCTTTAACATCTTCTTTAATACGCATTAAACACCTTCTTTCGATTTCATTTCTGCATATTCTCTCATTGTCATTTGCTTTTCGAGATACTTCCAGAGAGATTTTGTTGTTCCGTCTTCCTCTGTTACGACATATCTTTCAATGTTTTTGCGAAGATAAACTGTATCAACATTGATTTCTAGCTCTTCTGGTCGGTCTGTTTGACTTCCGATAACTTCTTTGTAGTCTTGCATTTTTTAATCTCCTTTTTGATATATTTTTCAACTTGTGAAAGACTGTTTTGTCTTAAACGATAACTTGAGCAGTGCTTAAGTATACCGTTATACGAAGCAAACGCTCCAAGATTTCTACTTGTGAGGTCTTGCTTGTTTTCTGCTCGTCGCTTTATAATACGAGTTGCCTTCTTCATACGCTTTTTTGTTCCTTTTCTCAAAAGCGTAAAGTCGTAAAAACTTCTATATCCAACATAGTCGATTCCTCTAGTGTCTGTAGGAAAGACTTGATAATTGTGTTTCAATTCCAGTCCTAACGGCTTGATATATTCTGCTATATCTTGTCGTAGTTGGTGGAGTTCTGTTTTAGTTGGAGCAAGAATAATCATATCGTCCATATATCTCAAATAGTATTTGACTCGCTTAACTTCTTTGAGCCAGTGGTCTAATCCAGTCAAAAAGAAGTTTCCAAAATATTGAGAAGTATAGTTTCCAATAGGTATCCCTTGAGGGTATGAGTCAATAATCTCGTCTAACAACCATAGCGTATCGTTGCATTTGATATATTTTCTCAACATCTTTTTCAAGACATCTTTATCAATATTGTTAAAGTATTTTTTAACATCTAGTTTTAGGCAATACTTTGTGCCTTCTTTATCTTTCATAAACTTGTGTAACTTATACAGTGCTTTATGTGAGCCCTTTCCCGGTATTGCTGCGTAAGTATCTTGAATAAACAATCTTTTGAATATTGGCTCAATATGTATCATTAAAGCCCAGTGAACTATTCTGTCTGGATAATAAGGAAGGTCTACAACATTTCTGTTTTTTCCTCGTTCTCTTAATATAAAAGAGCGATATTTTGATGTTTTATAAGTTTTGTTTAGTAAACTTTCCCTTATTTCTTGCAAATATTTTTCTGGATTCTCGTCTACCATTTTGACGAGTTTCTTTTTTGCTTTGCCTTTTCTTGAATTTTTATAGGCAAGTCGCAAGTTTTCCATAGAACAGATTTTTTCAAAAAGATTTCCGATTCTTTTCAAGTTTATGCTCCTTTTTCTGTGTGTAAATTGCTCTCAAGCTTTCGTTTTCACTACTCACACGATTTATGTTTTACTTATATTTTGCCAAGAGGCAGGGCAACTCACATTTTCTTAATTTTTTATACACACTTAAGGCGAGACGGCCACCGATATTCGAATTGGTATTACTAGCAGAATTGTTGAAATTCAAATTGAACGCACCGGCATTGGTAGTATTACTACGATTACCACCGAAATTCAAAACATAACCGGAGTTGAAGTTGGCGTCTATTGTGTGTTGCCCAAATTATTAACTTAAATGTTTAGCTAAGCACTTAATTCTTGAATAGTTAGCCACAGAAGGCGAGACGGCCACCGATAGACGAATAGGCACTACTAGCAGAATCGGTGAAATCCAAACTGAACGCACCGGCATCGGTAGTATAACTACGAGTACCACCGAAACCCAAAACATAACCGGAGTAGAAGCTGGCGTAATCACTATAATAAGTGCTAGACGAGCCACCTAAGGTTGTAGGAGCAAAGCCACCTAAATTACTTCCCAAAATAGCCTTCACATATCCACTGTTGTTTGAGATTCCAGTGTCTCCAGCTTCAATATAATTTGTTCCACTTCCGTTATAAGCCATATCTGAACTTGTAACATCTGCTATTTTTAATTTTGTTCCACTTGTATATGTTCCGTCTATCCAAGTTCTTCTACTGCCGTAAAAGTCTTCAATACCTAAAAACTTTAATTGTGCATTAGCAGATCGGAAGAGCACACGTCTGAACTC